ATAGAAAGAGAAGTAAATTATGGGTGAAGTGAGAAAAACAAAAGAACTGGACCACTATTTGAAAAGACTAATAGTAAACGTTCCAGACAAAATTCAACAGTTTATAGATGATAAAGACGGCAAGTATTCTATGATTTATTATACTGGAAGTTGGTCAAAAGATATATATGATAACTTTACTGAAATACAAGCAGAAAAGATATTTAAAAATATGGCACAATTTCAGAACCAAGTAAGTTTTATTCAAAAGAAAAATGATCCATCAATCGGTGGATATGAATACCAGATAGCAAGGTTTTAATGAAATTAACAAAAAATCCTATCTTTAAGAAAACATATTGGTGGTTAAAAGCATCCTTACTAGTTGTTGCTATATCAACTATAGCATATGGTGTAGGAACATTTAAACCTAATCCTATTGCAGTTAAAGAAGCAACAGAAGAAGTTAGAATAGAACACGCTGAATGGGCACAAAAGTTAGGATTAAATGAACCTAGTTTTGAATATACTAACTCAAAAGAATTTATATTAGAACTTAACAAGTGTGTTGATTTTTTAAATTATCATACACCACCAGATAAAAGAGTACCTATTCAAATGGTGACAGCACAAGCAGCATTAGAGTCTGCCTGGGGTAGAAGTAGATTTGCTGTTAAAGCAAATAACTTATTTGGTATTAGAGTATTTAAAAGTACAAACAAACACTTATTACCAGAAGGTGTTGAGGAATGGCCAGGTTGGGGAGTTAGAGTATTTGAAACAAAATGTAATTCAGTTAAAGAATACATAAGAATATTAAATGAACACCCAGCATATAAAGAGTTTAGAGCATTAAGAGCAAAATTACTAAAAGATGGTGAACTACTAGACGCAAAAGCACTAGTAAGAACTTTAGATAAATTTTCTACTACAGAAGATTATGATGAAAGAGTTATTAGTATAATGAGTAAAGTAGAAAAAGTATTAAACGATATTAAAGAGGAATAATGAGAAATTTGTTTTTCATTTTAGTAGTACTATTAAGTGCTATATCTATATCAGGTATTGCTGCCGCTTATAGTATTATAGGATTAGCAACTCTATTTGCAGGTGCTAAAGTAGCAATTATTGCTATGGGTACTTCACTAGAAGTTGGTAAGTTAGTTGCCGCCAGTTGGTTATATCAAAACTGGAAAAATTCAAATCTACCAAAAACAATAAGAGCATATTTAACCACGTCTGTTATTGTATTAGTATTTGTAACTAGTATGGGTATCTTTGGGTTTCTATCAAAGGCACACCTAGACCAAGTAAGACCTACAAGTGATAATGTAGTACATATATCATTAATAGATAGACAAATTTTACAAGAAAACGTTGTTATAGATAGAGCAGAAAAGACATTAAACTTATTAGACAAAGCATTAGAGGTATATATAGATAAGGAATATGTTAGTAGAGGACTAAAAGAACGTAAGAAACAAAAAGAAGAAAGAGATTTTTTAAATAATGAAATAAGAGTTGCAATGGATAAGATTGCAAAATTGACATTAGAAAAAGGTAATATAGAACTAGAACAATTAAAGATAGAAGCAGATGTTGGTCCACTTAAATATGTTGCAGAATTGATATATGGTGACGAAGCAAAAGAACATTTTGACGAAGCAGTTAGATGGATTATTATTGTATTAATATTTGTATTTGACCCATTAGCAGTATTGTTATTGATAGCTGCCAACATATCATTAAGGGAAAGAAAATTAGCAAATGAAGCAAAGAATAAGAAAAAAGAAAAAGACACTAACTGGCAAAGGGAAGCGACTAGAGCTAAAATTACAGCGCAAGGTCTCCGAGATAAGCAAAAGTTTTATAAAACATTTTTTACAAAACTAGGTAAAAGAAGTTTAACGAATAGAGATTATGAAGATTTTTTTAAAGGTATGGGTACGGAAGAGTTAATGAAATTAGGTTTAGATCCAGATGAAATAAGAATCAAACTAGACCAAATAATGGAATTTAATGAACCAACGACTAAACCGTATTTAGAATCGGGAGTTAAGAAATGAAGAAGATAATTATAGTATTATCATTACTACTATTAAATGCTTGTGCTGTAGCACCATCTTGGTTAGCAACAGGTACAGGTGCGTATTCAGAATACAAAGTAATATCAGCTGCTAAAACTGGTATAGATTTTGGTTTATCAATGAACGATTTACCTACAACCAATGATGTAATATTATCAAAAATTACAGGATATGAATGTAAAGTTAGTAGAGCGCTTAAAGAAGGTATAGAGTATATTTGTGCTAATATAAAAATACATCCACCAACAAACGCTACCCTTGACAAAGATGAAAAAAAGTGATATTATGGTACTTATGAATACTCATTTACAAGCTTGTCCTAGATGTGCTGATAGGATGATTAAACAAGCAGAAAAAGCATTAGACAGGTCAGAAACAGACTGGTCAAAAAACTTTTGGCACGGAGTGTGGCAGAAGTTAAGAAGTAAATATAAATCAATAGACGAGGTAACATATCATTAAAATGAAACAAAAAATATTAGAAGCAGTTAAAAAACACGCAGAAGGTAACATTGCAAAAGCAAAAGCAAATATTGATGTATTTTTAAATAGTCCTGTTGGTGTTGCAACACATATGGATTCAGTTGATACAGTTGTTAAAGAAATAAAAGTAATAGCAGACAACAAAGAAATTATTGAAACTCTAAACGAAATCTAAATGATTGATTATCTTTTAAAAGGTGGTGTATCACAACACCCAAACTTTTTCACAAACGAAAAATTTAATAGTATTAAAAGAGATTTAAAAAGTTTGGAATGGAACAAACAACATCAACCATATAAGATTGGGCATTATGGCAATAGACTACAGGCAATGCCTTGCTATCAAACTACATATGATAAAGAGAACGATTATATCATAAGTAATATAGAACGTATATTACAAACTAAAATTACTGATTTCAAGGTTCTTGTAAGAAAAATGTTATCTAGTGAAATAAAACAATCTCCACAAAACTTTGGTAAATATGGTTTTGTACATAGGGATTATCCTGAAGAATCCTATAAAGAACCTTTATTAGCAGGTATGATGTATTTTGACCAGGCATATGATGGAGGCACGGCATTTTTTCATACTCAAATGGAGAAAGCGCCAGACATATATATAAGTGCTCTTCCAAATAGACTGGTTTTATATCACGGTGGTAGATATCACGCACCTTGTTTTGATTATACCTTTGAAGAAAGAATAACTTTCTCTTTCTTCTTTAAACAAGAAATGGGACAAAATGAAATTAAAGATTAAGAAAACTGAATATCAAGATATAGCTGATTGTATCAGAAGTGACCAAGTACCTGCCTCGGCAGTATTTGAGTATTTTTCTGACAAACTTTTTTATAAGTGGTACAAGGGAAGATATCTTAATGCCTAGATATCTTTTTCATAATAAGAGAACTAAAAAAGAGTGGGCAGATTTTATGACAATTGCTGAAATGGAAGAAATGTTAGAGAAGAACCCACACGTTAGACAAGTGTTAACACCTATAAATATAGTGGCTGGTGTAGCAGGAATGTCTTATAGGTCAGATGATGGTTGGAAGGAAGTAAATCAGAAGATTGCAGAAGCACATCCAAATAGTTCCTTTGGAAAACATCATAGAAAAAGAGGAATTAAAGAAGTTAAAACTGAACAAGCTAGAGCTAAAGCAGCTAAAAAGGCATTGAGTTACAAAAGATAAAAAGGATTAAACAAAATGGCAAACAAAGATATACCAGATTTTATGCGTGGGTTTGATTTAGATAACGAGTGGGGTTTTACTCCAGTATCAACTAAACCATCAGACACACCAAGTATTGACCCTAAACTAGTAGAAGGAACAAACATAGAACTATCTAAAGTTAAGTCAGATGTTTCTACTATCAAAAGTATGATGAACGAAATTATGCAGATAGTGAACGATAAGGAAACGATAACAAAAGAGATTAGTGATGAAGATACGTTAGCAAGGTTTAAAGATATTGAAAAGATTGTGTTACCGTTTTTATATAATTTACAAAAAAGTGATGAACCTTATATCCACTGGCCAAATAGGTCTCCGATAATTAAGGCACAAATAGAGAAGTTACTTAAACTAACAAGAGGATAATAAATGAAATTAACAAACAATTTTTCATTAAAAGAAATGACTGCCAGCCAAACTGCTGAAAGGCACGGCATTAATAATAATCCTAGTGAAGACCATCAGGATAATTTAAAGACTTTATGTGAAAAAGTATTGCAACCGATTAGAAACCATTATGATAAATCTGTATCAGTATCAAGTGGATACAGGTCACCAGAGTTATGTGTTAAGATTGGTTCAAGTTTAAAATCACAGCACGCCAAGGGGCAAGCCGCTGATTTTGAAATATTTGGTACCCCAAATGCTGAACTAGCAAAGTGGATATCATTAAACATAGACTTTGACCAGTTGATATTAGAATACCATAAGGTAGACGAACCTAATAGCGGATGGATTCATTGTTCTTATAAGAATACAGATGATAATAGAAAAGAGATATTAAGAGCATACAGAAATGATGATGGCAAAACATTATATGAGAAATACGACCCTAGCTGAGAGGTTAGCAGTTTTTATAATGGCGATAAGATTGCTGAGCGTAATGCCATCATTGATATGTACGCACAGAAGGGAATCTAAGCATTGACAAGCTAGATAAAATATGTTATTATATTACTATGAGTATAAAAAAGAAAATTGAAGTATTAAAAGAAACAATCAAGTGGTTCAGAACGCAAATTGAACCACACGATTGTGGATGGATGCACACAACAATAGATGGTATCAAACACCGAATAAGTGATTTGAGAAAACAATTGAGGAGAAAATAATGAGTAGTAAATTTACGTGGGTTGATATAGACAAAACAAAACTTCCAAACACAAAAGGTAGACGTATAAACGGTTTCCGTTTCTATGATGTAGAGGGTAAGAATTATCCTTCTATCACAACTGTGCTAGGTGTTCAGAAAAAAGAAGGTCTTGAAAGATGGCGAAAAGCAGTTGGTGAAGAAGCAGCCAATTGGGAAATGGGTAGAGCGGCACGTAGAGGCAAAGCAACTCACACACTTGTTGAACAGTATATCAAAGGCGAAACACCTAGTATTAGGGACGTGTTACCTTTAGGTATGTTTAGATTGATGTTGCCTTATCTAGCTCAAATTAATAATATTCATTTATTGGAAGAAATAATGTATAGTCATAAGTTGACCATTGCAGGTCAAGTTGATTGTGTTGCTGAGTACAATGGCAAGTTATCTGTAATAGATTTCAAGACAGCAAATAAAGAACGTAAAGAAGATTGGATAGAAAACTATTATATTCAAACTTGTGCTTATGCAATTATGTATGAAGAGCTATTCGGTAAACCGATAGAACAATTAGTTATCTTAATGGCAGGTGAAGACGGTACAATGCGTTCATTTGTCCAACCAAGAAAACTATTTGAACCTAAATTGCAGAAATCTATTGAGTACTTTTATAAATACTATAACGAACTTAACAAAGATAAAATCAAGCAATAATTACATTAACAAAGTGGCCTGGATTTTATCCAACGAAGGTCATTTATGTTTAAAAAAATACTATCAATAATATTTGGAATCGTACTCTTAATGAGTATGGCTCCCGCTTTAGCCGGTCACGAAGAAGGCGGAGAATTACCTAAAGATTATGAACCAGCGCCAAATGTAGGTCCAAATTTATATTGGTTACAAATGCCTGTAATATGTGGTAGTAGTGAGGATGTGATTGCATATATTCAAAAAAGGAAATTTGCATTAGTTAATGTTTCATTTGGTAAAGAAAAAGCACACCCAGATGGTAAACCAGTTTTTATAGTACAATATTATGTTGATCCTACATACACACAATCACTTGTAGTTATGACAACATTAAATGGTGTTGAATCTTGTATGTTATACAAGTCATTTGATTTAAAATTTGCCAATCCTAAAAAGGGTATTGGTTCGTAAGGAATTTGACGTTGAAGGTTAGATAATAGTTGGAGAAGACGAGAGTTCGAATCTCTCCATCTCCACCATAAACACATTGATTTCAAGTGTGCTTATGGGGGATGACTGGAATTGATTCACAATCAAAACTAACTGGAGTTAGATAGTAGGTTGCTACTTTAAAGGACAAAACTATAAAGGATAACGCAAGTTATGCTCTTGCTGCCTAGTTAATAGGTAGACGGCGTTTGTGTAGTTTCCGTGGCAACAGAAAAACTACACACTTTACATTTAAGAAAAAATATGATATAGTATACGTATGAACTCAAAAGAATTTTCATTGATTATAGAGGATGTAGTAAAGAAGCATAAAGATATCTCATATGTGGACGCCATAGTCCATTATTGTGAAGAAAACAGTATTGAAGTTGAAACCACAGCACGTCTAATTACAAAACAACTCAAAGAAAAAATACAACATCAATCAGCACAGTTAAATTTATTAAAAGGTGGTAGACCAGGAGTATTACCAATTTAATATGTGGGATAAAATAATGTATAACTATATCTATCATTGGATAGAAAAAATAGCCAGTACAGTAAGTGTATGGGCGTGGCATAAAAGAGAAAGACTTTTACGAAAAGGACAAAACAAAAAATGAGTGATGATGAGTTTGGTAGTATCAGCGAAGAAGAATTTAATAAGAAACATATGAAAGCACTTGCACAAGCAGATCCACATAATTTTAAAAAGAAGAAAAAGAGAAGAATTAAGAAAGAAAAGCCTAATCCTTTTCACGCAAGAGCAATAGATGGATTTGGAGAATAATATGGATATAGAACTTATAGATAAATTAGGTAATGACCTATCAGTAGTAAATGCTGCTAGAGTATCATTTGCAAAAAGAAAAGATGAACTTGATGAAAAGGACGATAAGTTAATTAAGTATTTAGCAAAACACGGACATTGGTCACCTTTTGCTCACGGCTTTTTATCATTTAGAATTAAAGCACCTATCTTTGTTGCAAGACAATTAGTTAAACATCAAGTAGGGTTAAGTTGGAACGAAGTGAGTAGAAGATATGTAGATGATAAACCAGAATTCTATATACCTTTTATGTGGAGAAAGAGACCACCTGAAAGTATTAAACAAGGTTCAAGTGAAGAAGAGGTTGAATTTGATATTATGGAGTTAATAGATTTGTGTAAAGGAACTTATAACTATATGTTAGAGGAAGGTATTGCACCTGAAATGGCACGTATGGTATTACCTCAATGTATGATGACCGAGTGGATATGGTCAGGTAGTGTATATGCATTTAGTAGAGTGTGTAATCAAAGAAATAAAAGTAATGCTCAAGCAGAAACGAGAATGGTAACCTATCCACTATCAAAACATATAAAAGACCATTTTCCAATTTGTTATAAGTATTTGATATCAAATCAAAGATAGAATAGTATGGCATATGGAGGATTTGACGTATATAAAATATATCTAGGTGTTAAGTTGCATTTTACAACCAACTCCTACGACTATTATAAATATTCAGGAAAAGTAAATGCAACATTGGATTCATTTACTAAAAGAAAAGATAGGTATTTCTTCTACAAGTTATCTACAAAATATAGTCCAAGTGAAGTGCTTGATTTTTTTGTAAGTAATTTTGTTGATGATAGTAAGAAATGGATAGGAAATTTATTAAGTGATGACGGACACAAAACATACCTTCAGTATAAAAAATATCTGGAATCTTTTAACTACAGTTTACGAGATAATTTGGGTCGTATTGTTTACGATTTTAACACTCGTGGCATTTCTTTTAATAGTGGTTTATGCGTGGTTAATGGTCAGCATCCACGAATGCTACGATTACTTATACAACGGAAAATTAACTACCCAACCGCCATCATCTTGGATGAAATTCTTAATTTCATTAAGAACTGGGATACTCAAATTAAAGAAAAGATTGTGTGGACTGATATGTCCAGAAAATTAAAGAAAATGAAACCCTTTATTAGATATAATAAAACAGAAGCGAAATTAATAGTAAAAGAGATAATAACTAGTGAACTCAAATCTTAATAAGAAAATAAATGGTACGTGGACTATACCAGAGATACTAGAAGCAATGGAGATTATATGCAAGTCATAGATAATTTTTTAGATGAAAAAGATTTTGATGAATTAAGTACAAAGGTAATGGGTAGATACTTTCCTTGGTTCTATTATGACTCAATAGTAAAAGAAGATGATAGAGGAAAAATTGGTCATCAATTCTTTAATATGCATATGTTATATGACAATGACCGACCAACATTTAATACATCTTTTGAACTAATGGATCCAGTTTTAAAAAAATTAATGAACTTTGAAGATCCAAATATTTGTTTGAAAGCTTTAATAAGAGTAAAAGTAAATTCATATCCTAATCAAGGTACATTGATTGAACACGGTATGCATAATGATTTTCCTTTTCCTAGTAGGGCGTGTCTTATTAGTATGAACACTTGCAATGGATACACAAAGTTTGAAGATGGCACTAAAGTTGATAGTGTTGCAAATAGAGCAATCCTTTTTGATCCATCTATTGAACACACTGGTACAAGCACAACAAATGCTCAAAGAAGAGTTAATATAAATTTTAATTACTTTAATAGTCTAGGTAATATATCTAATAAATGATAATGACCAATAGGGATGTTGAAGAACATCACAAAATGATAAGAGTAATGCAAGATGAAAAGAAATCTGCTAGAGTATTCTGTATAGGTAATGGTGAAAGTAGAGTAGGAATAGATTTATTTAAGTATAAAGAATTTGGTAAGATATATGGTTGCAATGCCATTTATAGAGACCTCCCTAATTTATGTGATGTGTTAACTAGTGTAGACCACGGAATGATACACGAAATATATCACGCAGGAATGGCACAAAAGATACCTTGTTATTTTAGAAATTGGACTAAAGTGCCTGCTCATACATATGACGTAATAATACAAGATGGTTTACCTAAAGAAGAATTAGATAAAGCAATAGAACAAGGTGCTGTTATAACCAATGTACGTGGTGATAGTAAAGAATATGTTTTACACGGCGCTAATTTAAAAGGTGTAGTGAACGTATTGAAAAAAGATGGTGTGGTAAATAAAAGACATATTAGTCAAGCTACAATTAAAGTTAGTTGGATACAAGAACCAGACTATTCACACTCATTAGATGATATAAGCAAACCTAGAGACCACGGTTGGGCGTGTGGGGCAACTGCTGGTTTAGTTGCAGTTAAGAGAGAGAATCCTTGTGAAGTGTACCTAATAGGACACGATTTACATAGTCATAATGAGAAGATTAACAATATTTACAAGAGTACTAAGCATTACACAGCAAAAGATAACAGTCCAACACCAGGTATCAATTGGATTAACCAATGGATGACTATGTTTAACTGGTATCCAGATATAAATTTTTATAAGGTCAATAGATATAATGACGGTAGAGATAATGTCAATGGACCTATTAAAGAATGGGCAGGTATACCCAATTTGAAGTATATAGATTATACCACACTTGACTCTATGCTCTAATTATGTTATATTAGACATAGAGTTGTTATAAATAAGTATGAAGGCGATTACATAGCCTACACAAATACAACGAATATGTTAATACAAAAGGAGATAATACATATGGACTTTGAAAAGTTAAAATCATCATCAAGTAACTTTGATAATATTACAAAGGCACTTGAACAAAACCTCGGTCCCGAGGATAAAACAAACAAAAACAAGTATCAAGACGATAGACTTTGGAAACCAGAGTTAGATAAAACTGGTAACGGTTATGCTGTTATTAGATTTTTACCTGCTTCTGAAAAAGAAGAAATGCCTTGGCAAAGAGTATGGTCACACGCATTTCAAGACAAAGGCGGTTGGTACATTGAAAATTCATTAACAACTTTAAATGGTAAAGATCCAGTTAGTGAAGATAATACTAGATTATGGAATACAGGTGTAGATAGTGATAAAGATATTGCTCGTAAGAGAAAAAGAAAATTATCATACTATTCTAACATCTATATTGTTAGTGATCCAAAACATCCTGAAAATGAAGGCAAAGTTTTCTTATACAAATTTGGTAAGAAGATATTTGACAAAATATCAGAAGCAATGCAACCTCAATTTGCGGATGAAAAAGCAATTAACCCATTTGATTTTTGGAAAGGTGCAAACTTTAAACTAAAAATCAGAAAAGTTGATGGTTATTGGAACTATGACAAATCTGAATTTGAAGGTGTTACGCCAGTAGCAACAGAAGACGCTGCTATCAAAACAATATGGGCGAAACAGTATCCTTTAAAAGCTTTTGTAGACCCTAGTAATTTTAAAACCTATGAGGAACTCAAAGAGAAACTGAATAGGGTAATTATGGGTACACGAAGCACCGAAACTGTTGAAACAGTTGGCCTCCCACAACAGGCAAACGGTACGGTGAAAAGTACTAACGTTGTTGACTCTAAACCTGCTAGTGAGGAAGACGATACGTTGTCTTATTTTAGTAAATTGGCAGACGAAGAGTAAACCTTTCTCTCTCAAATAAACGTTAAAACTTAAAGGGCACCTAGTAATAGGTGCCCTTTTTCATTATAAATAGTAGTATGGCAAATATATTTGGTCCCATAAAAGATAGACAAGCAGGCGTATTAAAGTCAGCATCCTGGTATAGAGGTGCAGTACAAAATATGACAAATAAGGCAACTTCTAATACTCTTATGCGACAAGGTAAACTAAATCAAAGACCTAGCGCAGGACGTTTGAATATGTATTTTTACGACCCTAAAACTAAAAAGAAATTACCATATTACGACATATTTCCATTAGTTTTACCAGTAGATACATTTACAGGTGGTTTTGTTGGATTAAATTTTCACTATTTACCATATGCATTGAGATTTAAATTATTACAAGAGATACAAAGATATGCTAGTAATACACAATTTGACCGTACTACTAGAATAAATGCGACATACAGTACACTTAAAAATATACCGTTGATTAAACCAACTATTAAGAAATATTTGTGGAAACACGTTAAGTCAAATTTTTTAAGAATAGACGCAGACGAAATGGCAATTGCTGTTTATCTGCCTCTACAACAATTCAAGAAGGCAACACCTAGTAAAGTGTATGCTGATAGCAGGAGAGCAATCTGATAATACAGACGACAAGAGGTTATGGCAAAGAGAACAGTATGGAGAGTTATGATAGTTAAAATAAGGATGTGGTACGCAGACATAAGAGGACACCACGGACATAAATGGAACTACGAACCATCCGAACATTATATGGGTAGACACCCAAAAGATAGAAAATAGGAAATAAAAATATGGCAATCTTTCGTGCCGGCAAACGTATCGGTAATATGGACATAAGAATTGGTCTACCTAGAGATAGGTCATTAGATAACGTTGAAGGCGATAAAAGAATTACAGTACATCAACCTGGTGTTAACCAAAGAACATCTATTGGTAGAATGATTACACAAATTAATAGAGGTGAAGGTGTTGCCAGAGCAAATAGATTTTTAGTTAGACTATTTCCACCAGTAGATGTTGTTACAGAAAAAATAGATTTTGAACCAAGTCTTCTTAATTCAGATGAAATGAAACGTAATGTAGAATTGATGTGTACATCAGCAGTTTTACCACATAGGGACATATTAAATACAAATTTTGTAACTTATGGACCAGGTAGAAAAATGCCTTATGCATATGGTTATGGGTCAAGTATGGAATGTAATTTTATGGGAGATAAGTTTTTAAGACAAAGAGCTTTCTTTGAAACGTGGCAAGGTAAAATGCATAATTTAAAAACACACAATTTAGAATACTATGATAATTACATAGGCACTATGGAAATTTATCAATTAGGACAATATAGAGAAAGTGATAAGGAATATCCTGATGATAATTATAGAATGACTTATGGAATAAGATTGCACGAAGTATATCCAGAAACAATAGGAGAAATACCATATCAATCTGTAACAGATGACCCAATGCCTATGGACATACCTATAAAGTTTGCGTATAGAACTTGGGAGAATATAACATTAGACGAAGTAAATGGTGTTGAGTATGGTAAAGGTGTACCAGATATGCCAAACATTAAACCTAGTAAGGACTATGGAATATGGGGCGGAATATTATCTAAAATGCCACCAGATGTTAAACGAGCAAGTAAACAAGTTATTGAGAAAATTAAAAGAGATATGCCGATTGGTAAGGGTACTGGCGGTAGAGTATTTCCACCATTCGTTATAAATAGGAACTAATATAATAAAAGGAGTAAATTATGGCATTGCCTATATTAGAAACAGCGACATATGAATTGACATTACCATCTAAAGATGTAAAGGTTAAATTTAGACCTTTCCTTGTCAAAGAAGAGAAGATATTACTACAGGCATTAGAGTCAGGCAGTAATAAAGAAATGACTAGTGCTTTGAAACAAATAGTACACGCTTGTACTATGGGTGCTATAGATATTAATACACTACCTATATTTGATGTAGAGTATATATTTTTACAGATAAGAGCAAAGTCAGTTGGTGAAATAACAAAATTAAAGTTGTTATGTCCAGATGATAAGAAAACTTACGCAGAAGTTGAGATAGATTTATCTAAAGTGGAAGTACACGTAGATGAAAACCATTCTAACAATATTGTAGTAGATGAGAAGAAAAAGATAGGTTTGATTATGAGTTATCCTACTATCAATTCTGTTGATCCAGAAGAAAATACAAAAGGTATGAAAACTAAACAGATGTTTGATATGCTAGCAAATACAGTATATCAAGTGTATGAAGGTGATAAAATACACGCTGCTGGTGACTACACTAAAGAAGAAATGCATAAGTTTTTAGAGAGTTTAGACAGTAAGGCATACAGGAAAATCAATGAATTTTTTGATACTATGCCAAAATTGAAGCAAGACATAGAGTTAGAGAATCCCACAACGAAAGTTAAGAGTAAGCTTACGTTGCAAGGGATAGCTGATTTTTTCGTATTGCCCTCTCTCACGAAAGTTTAGAAAATTACTACCAAGTGAATTTTGCACTAATCCAGCATCATAAATATTCATTGACTGAATTAGAGAGTATGATACCTTGGGAGAGGGAAATATATGTCAATATGTTGTCTACCTATATCAAAGAAGAAAATGATAGAATTAGACTGAAAAACGCAGGACAAAAGTAAAGGAAATTATGGCAGACGATTTAATTAAAGTAAAAAAGATAACCGAAGAGTATGAATTAAAGAAGAGCGACCTTGTTCCTGATGAAGGAGAGGACGCACCTACTTGGTATAATAAAACAGCAGGTCTATTAGACAAGTTTAGAGTCATACCTAGAATGGTAATGTTGTCATATATCTATGCCTTTTATAAATCAGTAACTTGGTTTATGCAATTACCAGACCCAACGAATTCACAAGCAATGTACATATCAACTATAGTTGGTGCTGGCGCTGCCTTCTTTGGATTATATGTTGGCAAACCAGGTGCGAAGTTACCTAAAAATAAGAAATAAGGACATTTATGGCAAAGAATAGATTAGATATATCAGACCAAACAGCAGTAAGTATGCCAATGAAGAATCTTTTGGCTATATTGGTGGCAGTCGCCATTGGTGTGTGGTCTTATTTTGGTGTGATTGAGCGATTGAATATGTTAGAAACTAATACAACATTATTAGAAAAAGATTTAAACCAAGCAAGTGAAAGACTTACTGGAGATATTGAAAAGAATAACGAATTTAGAATTAAATGGCCGAGAGGTGATTTAGGTTCACCACCTGCTGATTCTGAGCAATTTATGTTAATAGAATTTTTATCAGGACAAGTAGAGTCAATACAAACACAGTTAAAGAATATGATGAACAACCAAGTAAATATTGAGAGGTTGCAGACCGATATGGATAAAGCTTTAGCTGATATAGAAAAACTAAAAGACAAAATAAGAAGTGTCAAGAATGGATACTCGGGAGAGTAATAATGTTTAAAAAACTAATAAAGAAAATAGGATTTAAGAACGGAAACTCAAAATGGTTATTAAAAATGTTAGGTGTTCTATTTTTAATTGCTATATTATTTGGTGTATTCAAATCAACTCAAGCAGTTGCAGAAGAAACACAAGAAGCACTAGATGTTGCTGAGAAGAAAGGTCTTATAGATTTAACTCCATCTGAACCAGAAATAGGAATTGTATTTGCAGTTTGTATATTTGAGAACGCAGATGGTACAAGGAAATTAGTGGATCATAGAGAAGCTATTAATATGAGTCACTGCTTGAAAGAGAAAAGAAAAGCAGAAACAAAATATAAAAAGATGAAAATAGATGGTCTCGCTGTAGGTAACTTTGTTTTTGCTTGTGATAAAGTAGAAGCAGAAATAGAGATATTAGAAAATGGTGATTGGCGTATCGTTAAGATATTAGGCAAACATCACGAATCATATAAGAAAAAGAAAGCGTATGATTAATATGACATTTAAAAATAAAATAATAACATTAATAATTTTACTATTGTTTTCATCAAGCGTATTTGCTGCCAAACTATATACTGGCGGTGAAAAGTATGAAAAAGATAATGTAATTGCTTTGACATTATCAGTTGTTGGTAAAAGAATTGAATGGGTATTTAAAGAAAATTTAGGTCAATGTCTAAAATCTAAAAGGGTAGCTAATAGAGAAATAGGTGGTGAGAGAGTTATATTTGCTTGTGAGATAGTAAAAGGATTACTACAAGAAGACAAACAATCAAAATACGGAATTAGATTACTAAAAATAATAGAATAATAGGATAATTAATGGCAGATTCATTAGTAGTTGCTGACAACGTAGAGTTAGTAGCAAATAATATACAATCTAAAGTAGGTGCAACATTGCTTGGTACTAAAGCAATGGCAGAAAATACTATAGAAGGTTCTGGATCTTCATTTAAAATATTAGAACAAGTTAAAGATTTACAACAAGCAACTGTTGATAAGGTACACGCCGTTTGGGAAATATTAAAATCGCAATTAGATATAGAAAAAGATGAAGCACGTAGAATAAGAGAACAAGCAAAAGAAAATGCTCTTGAAAGTAAAAGTGGTGGTGGTGTTGGTGGTATTGGTTATGGAAGTGGTTTAGCAAATGCTGCTGGATCTCTTGGTTCATCTATGATGGATAAAATGAAAGGTTTTGGTGCAGGATTATTTACTATGGCTGGATTAATGTCAGTTGCAGGTAAGATATTTAAAGCAGGTCTAATTTTAATGTTAGCAGGATTTGTTGGTGACGCTATGGTTTCCCATTTTGACATTAATGATGCTGATACAAAAGCAGCTTTACAAAAAGGATTACCTGCCGCCGGTGCTTTAGTTGCTTTATTAGGATTTAAGAGCGCATTAATGCTAATAATACCTGCCATAATTGCTATGGGACTTGCTTCAGTCTATAAATGGATAAAAGGTGATAAAGTTGCAGGTGAAGTGAGTGGATTTCAATGGGGTTCTGTTGCATTAGCAGGTCCAGCAACAATATTATTAGCAAATATGGCAGGTTATAAATTTGCTACATTGGGAGCATTATTAGCAACTTGGCCAATTGTTCTTGGAGTTTCACTAGCAATAGCATTAGCCGCTGGTATTGGTTATTTGTTTAGTAAAGTACAACAAGCTGAACAAATGATGTTAGACCATTTAGGAGAAATGACAGATATATCACAAGCAGAATTAGAAAAAAGATTAAAAGAAGAAAAATCAGGTTACATAGCCTCATCAGCACCTGGTGTTGCAAAACTATTTGGTATGGAAACTACACATATGGATGATGTATATATGGCAAGTAAAGCAGCAGCAGCTACAGTTAAATCTAAAGATGGAAAACTTAAAGTTAGTGAAGTTACCAACATAGTTAAACAAGTAGATATGTTAGCTCAAATGGATCCAACAACATTAAAAGAAATGCTTGATGATAAAGATAAGGCAGATGTTTTGATGAGAAGTATTAATAAACTGTTGGTAGTAGCAGGATCAGGACAATTAGGAGACTCTTCTGCCGCTGTTATTAAACAATTACAAGGTCTAGCACAAAATGTTCAAATGACTGCTAAAGATATGTACGCAGAAAAAGAAAAATCAGGTGATACTGGTTGGCTTGATGGTGCTGGTTATTTACAAGATATTGCTGATGACAAGACTGCTGGATTTAAAGGTGGTGATATGTTTGAAAGATATGCTGAACTATTGCAAAATCCAGAATATATGAAAGCAAAAACAGAAAAAGAATCAATAGAAGGTGAAAGTAGATATCAAGAATTAAAAGCAATTCCAAAAAAAGATAGAACCAATGATGAAAATGATGAATGGAAAGATTATTACAACCGTTTAAGACCGTTAGACGCAAAAATGAATCGACTTGGTAGAGGTTCAGATTATCAATCAATTACTGGTGAAGTAAAAATGTTAGATGTGTTTAAACTATTAACTAAAGAAGAACAAGCACAGTTGATAGAATCAGCATTAAGTGATAAAAAAGTATTATTAAAAGCAATGAAATTAACACAAACAAAAGAAAATGAAGGTGGATCAAATATTATGGCTAATAAAAACAATAGTGTTATTACTACAAATAAATATGCTAGTAATTTTTCTGCTAATGGTGTGTATGAAGTTGATGTATCTCTTCAAAGAGCATTAGGTCAGATACAATGATAACAATATTAGAAAACGCAAAAAATAGATTAACAGAATTAAGAAACAAACATAATAAGAAATATGTTAGACTATCTGTAAAGGGTGGTGGTTGTGCTGGTTTTGGATATGATTG